TCTGCCATACGTTGTTCGGCAGTTATTATTTCTAAAGCCAATTAAGCCTCCTCTGTTTGTACAAGATCAACATTGATTGTGCCTTGCTCGACAGTTCTGGCTGGCTGAAGCTTTGCAACAATAGCTGGAGGAGCATTAGTGTACTTCCTCTCGTCAACAGAGTATGTGACTTTTGCATAGTGTCTTGCATCTTCAGCATCCATGCTATCGAAAGCATCACGCAATGCTTGCTGATCCCATGTTACTTTTTTATTAATGGCGACCTTAACTTTCTGGTCTTGCTCACTAAATATAGTGGTCGTACCAAAGTCTTTACCATCTCGTTGTAATTCGTCACGAGCTTCAGAAAAAAACCTTGCTTGCAATAGAGAGTTAAGTTCCTCCATCTCTTTTTTTTGACGATCAATGTCACGCTTTAAGGCAACCTTTGCCTGTAAAAGCTCCTGATCATTCATGTCATAGAAATTCTGTGCCATACTAACCTCGCTTTCTCATAAATTTCTACTTGCAAGGTTAAATATAGCGATGATTACAACAATGTCAATACTTAAACTATCATTTTTTTTTATAAGACAGGTGTATATCTATATTATGTATAGCTTTCATCATCTTTTTTTTAAGCTTAAACTCAGGTGTTAGCACACCTTTTGCATCTTCTACAATTAATTTAGAGAAGCCATCTTCTTCTTGTTGTAAATATCTAAAATCAGCAACATAATCACATATCTTCACATCATTTATTGCTAAAGTATAACGTACTTGACGTTCTAATTCAGTTACAACACCTGCTTTTTCCATAGCTTTTAACTGTCCCCATCTCTCTGATTCCCACTTTGAATCAAATTTTAAACCAAATGCCATAGTTTTTTTCGCAAAATACTTATTGGCTCTTCTAGTTTTTTTGGGTATAAATGGGTATGAATAGGTCATGGAGGTAGTATAATGACAGATACAACAAAATTCAAGTCAGTTGGTTTAGACATCGAAAGTTATGAAAAACTTCAAAAAATAATTAAACATCAAAGAAGAAACATTAGACAGCAATTAGGACTAATGATTGATCAGGAATTTAAAAAAGAAGAATATAACGATTACAGAGCTAAGGTTACTAGCTTAGGATTAGGTGCTATCAACAGCCTTCATCCTAGAGATTAAACGATTAGCGCGATTAGTTACCTGTTTGTGCCAACGGCTGTCTTCCATCTGGACAGCACATTCTTTCCAGTCTCTATCAGCTACAGCTTTGCATAGCTTCCTAAACTTTGAAAGCCTCGGTCTGCCGAGGTTGAACATCATATTTGCCAAAATTTTTTGTACTTCTTCAGGCAAATCGTTGAAGTTTCCGTATAATTGTTCGCACTCAGACAGCGTAACTTTAATATCCTGATCAAATAATTCGTTAATTCTTTCGTCATCAACTGATGTGCCCACTGGCAATCCATGTTCTGGATCTGACTCTTTTATAAGGTGTCCAATCCCTATAGTAGGTAGGGAAAGGTGATCTAAATACACGCAGTTGACCCTACCTTCGTCATTCTGAATCTCTTGCCTGAGCTCATCTATGTTCATGGAGTTCCTCTTGTTCTTTGTGCGATGGCTATGTTTTGAGGACTAAGACCTAATGAAAAAGCATTAGCTGGATTAGAAATATTTACACCAGCAAGTTGAGTTCCTGCTGCTGGTGGATTAATGGTAGGTGCAGAGGCTACGTTTCTAACTTGATTAATACCTGTCCTAGCTTGATTAATAGCAGGACCTAGTTGTTGTGTAACATTTTGTATCTGGCTTTTAACACCAGAACTTTCTAAAACTGCATCAATCTGGTCTTCTGCTTCATTAACAGCATTATCGATTGTTTGACCAGTTGATTGACTAAGTGCTTTACCAATAATAGATCCAAGACTTTTTGCTCTGTCTGCTGGTTTTTTAAATTGTTTTAAAGTAATGCCATTAAATTGAGATATAATGTCATCATAATAACTTTGTGATAACATTCTATTACCGAGTATTGTAAATTTTGCCAGTTTACCTAAGTTTTGAAATGGAGAAGCTGCTATGTTAGCTGCAACAAGATCTCCACCCTCGGCAGCCCTTGCATTAAATTTTAATATTTTACCAAACTTTTCCATACTCTCACCAACGCCACCTGGAAAAATTGTTCGTAGTTTTCCATCCTCTGCAGCAGCTAATATTCTATCTGCAAAAGCATTTAAAGATTTGCCGTCTGTCATAACCGACTCACCAAAATCATCAATCATGCTGCTTATGTAATAAGATCTAATTTTTTGTTCAGCAGCACTATCTTGATTTTTAGCAAAATAATTCATAATTGGCTTAATTTCAGAGTTTTTAGTTTGTTTTTGAACTAAAAATCTTGCAGCCTCTAACGGATCTAAATCTAATGTTTCGTCTTGTAACTTATTAATTATTCTATTTCTTTGTTCTCTAACTAATATTTTTTGTGTTTCTGATAAAGCTGTAAGTTTATCAATTAAACCATTCATGCTTTCTGAATCACCAATAGCATCTCTATATTGATCTAAAACATTTCTAGCTTGCAATCCTGATATTTTTACGCCACCTATTTCATCAGCCAACTTTAAAATTTCATCTGTTTTATCTCCGAACAATTCTTTTGCAGTTGTGCCTAAACCTTTTATTGCCATCTGAAACTTTGTGCCGTTAAAATCTTTTACATTTTTAAAATTTTTAATTCCTGATGTTTCAATGGCATTTTCTAAAAATTGATTTGCAGCTCTTGCAGTAAACTCATCTGCAATTTCATCTCCAGTTCTACCACCTTGAACACCACCATACTCTCTAAGAAAGTCTTTAGCTCTTTGTAAAAATTGTGGATTATTTGGCTTCACAACATTTTTATAAATATCTATGTTCATTGGTGCTTTGTCTAGTTGACCTGGCATTGTTCTATAATTACTTAAATTTTTAATTGCTTGAGAAGCATATAAATCTTCCAATATACTTTTACCTTCAAAAAATTCTGCTTGAGCTCCTCTAAGTGTTGCACCTGCATTTTTAAATTTATTTGCTGATATACCTATATTTCCTAATCTGCCAGACAAATCTCTAAAAAATTGACTATTTTCATCACCCATTTGCTTAAACATATTGTCAATTTCATCTAACAATCCTGTGCCGTTCACATTCACAAGTTCTTGTTTAACAGTATCATTTGAACTCATTCTTAAATCACTTAATGTTTTTCTTAAATTATAAAGTTGATTAAACGATACGGCTTTATCTAATCCATCATCTATCTTTCCACCAACGCTTTCAAATGTATTTAATATATCTCTAAAAGCTGCACCATCTGGATCTCTGGTCCCTGCTATTTGTGGTGCATAATCACTTTTAATCCTTTTTAAATGATCTGCAAAATTATTTAAAAACATTACACCAGCACGACCCGATCCAGCATCATCTCTTAATATGTCGTCTACGGCTCTGAATTTACCAGAAATAAAGGAGTCAAACTCATCTGAAGCATTTTTAAATATGTCAAACAAATCATCATCAACGGAACTATTTTCATCAGCAGCTCTTCTAAAAACACCGACTGCACCTTTCATTTGTGCTATTATTTGTTTTTGTGCTTTTTTCTCAGCTTTAATCAATTGTTCGTTGTTATCAACCATACCTCGTTTAAGTATTTGACCAACATCTACTGCGTCAGCTCCCTCTAAGCCAAACTTCTCTTTGTACGCATCAATAACTTGTTTAATCACATCATTGTTATTTTTAAGTCTGTCTGATGTTTTAAATATTTTTTCACCAATAGCTTGTATTCTTGCGACAAGAGATGGTGCTCTGATAGCTGATAAAGTAGGTTTGACACCAAATCCACCTCTTACGACAGTGCCATCTTCTAATGTTACAGTTCTGTTTACTGCTGCAATCTTGTCATCAGCAGACAGTTTTGCAAAATCTGCTGGTTTTATTACATTACCAGCCTCATCAATTGGTGGAGATGTTGACAAGCCTGCTGTCTCAAGCTCTGTTGCTGTTAAATCTTTACCAGGTGTAACACCTCTTCTGACGGCTCTAAAAGCTCCAGCAGCTAATCCAAAGGTTAAATCACTTACAAAACCAATTGTTGCTTCTTTTGCTACGTCTTTTCCAATTTCTCCAATGTCTTGTTTTTGTACACCAGTGACAGCTTCACCTAACTCTTCTATAGCTTGACCTCCACCAGCTCCTATACCAGCTCCAATAGCAGCACCTAAAATAGGTATTGGTATAGCCAATTGACCAGTAATAGCACCACCTATGCCACCCACTAATTCAGGAACTATACCTGCTAAATCAGAAAAGTCGTATTTACTAAACCCTTCTTCATCTACAAGTATATTTCTATCTGTTTCTTGTCCAAACTTAGCTGCACCTGTAGGTGTAAGAGCTAATCTACCTCTATTATCTCTAAGAAAATCATCATCACTGAGATCAAACTTACGAAGTATAGCATCCTCTTCTTCATTATTTTCAGCAACACTTAAAGCTGAACGTAAAGCATTACTTTTAATGCCTGTGCTAGTATCGAACAATTGTTCGAGTTTATCAGCAGTATTTGGTTCTTCTTTAGACATTAATTGTCCAGTGCCTGACTGCCTAATAATATTATTTATTTGTATTGATTCTTCAAGTGTAGGCTTATCACCTGCAATTGTGATATTAACTTTACCCTGTGGTGTATTTAAAACTACTTTACCCATTTATCTTTTTGTCAAATCTATATTAATTGTTCCGTCACTGCCGACAGTTGCACCATACTTACCTGAAGTTCCGATAGTTATGGCTTGATTAATAACTTTCATTGTGTCGTTATAACTTTGATCACTCATGTGATTTTTTCTTTGTCCAAATTCAGAGAATATGCCTTCTAATGTTCTTTGTGGAGCATCAAAAATTACACGGAGCTGTGCAAAATTTTCTAAGTTCTCCTCTAAAGGTTTGAAAGGACTAATCTTACCTAGCAATTCTTGTAATCTTTTAATGTCACCTTCAGATATACCATTACCAGTTTCTTTTGTTAAAAACTTTTTATATTGTGAAATAAGTCTTCTTTGTAATATTTCTATCTGTTTTTCTTCACTAATATTTAATTCATTTTTGTTTAATTTAAAGTCTTTTGAATAATCATCATTTCCAATACCTAAAGGTTTAAGTAATCTTTTACCTCTTTGTAAAATGATAGTAACAGCAGATGCGTCACCTTTATTAGCTAATGCTCTAGTGAGCTCCTCCATTTGATTAATACTGTCTTTGGCTTCTAATACGTTTCTATAAGCATCAGCATGAGCTTTTGCTTCAGATTGAGCATTTAAAAATACAATGTTGTTGTTACCAGCTACATAGCCTTTGTTAATTTTAAGGTTAGGTTGGTTTAACAATCGTGCCTCTGTTATTTTAGCTTTAGGATCAATGCCTTTATTTGCAAATTCTAGTCTTTTAATCAACAAATCATTATTTAGTTTCATTTGTTCTAATTGTTGTTTTTGACTATACTCTCTAAATTCTTTTGACACAGCAGCTAATGCAGTTCTTTTTTCTTTAGCTAAAGCTAATTCTGCTTTACGATCTGCTTTTTCTTCTTGCAATGCAAACTTACCTGCAGCCACCTGACCAGCTCTTGCCTCTTTTCTAGCCTGTTCAAATTTAGGTAAGGCAGCTTGACCAGCAGCTCCAACTTCACCTAATATGTTAGATAAGTTAAAACCTTTACCAGCCCTGTTCTGCATGAGAGATAAGCCTAATGCCATCAAAGCAGATCTATTATCAGGCTCACCCGATATATCTATGCCCGTAGCTCTGGCAAAGTCAGCTTTATAATCATCTATAGTTTTGCGTTTTTTTGGCTCACTATCGTCACCAAATCTATCTTCAATCTCTTTCATGGCATCAGTAAATAACTGAGCTTGTGCAGCTTGTTTTTTTACTTCAGGATCGTTAACTGCTTTTAATTCTTCTTCAGTATATGTGTCTGTATAATCAAGATCTTCATCAGGAGCAGAAGCTATATCTGTATCTGTTTCTGCACGTTTTATTGCATCTTGTTCAGCAGCAAATTCACCAGGTAAATCTTGTGTGGCATCTTTAAGTTTAGTATCTTCTTTAACTGTTCCTGCAAACTCATCAGCAAGTTTTTCACTTTTTCTCGATTTGTCTAATAAAGCTTTTTTCTTTATAGCTTCTCTCTCTTGAATAGTTTGTCCTAAAACAGGATTAGATCCTAGTTGACCTCTTGGTACTGACGTATCTATTGGTAAACCTAATTCTAAACCGCTTGTTCCGACTGCCATTCTTTCAGCAGCTTTTTTTCTACCTTGTTCTGTTTGCAATGGATCTACTAAAGATTTAAGTAAAGCAGTTACACCAGCTTCACCAGCTTGAAAAGGTAAAGTTATATCTTTATAGAGTTCACCGACTGCAAATGGGATATTAAAAGCACCTTCTGTTAAAGCTTTTGCTCCTCTGCCTAACAGAGTATCACTTGGTCCTAAGGATCCCGTGTAATCTTTAAAACCAAGAATATTTAAAGCTTCTTGTTGATCACCTCGTAGTTGGTTAAATTTGGTTGTAAAATCTTTACCTAAACCAGATCTAGGAACTAATTGATTTATTAATCCTTGTGATAATGTTTGTTTTGGAGCCATATTCCTACCCTATGTAGACTTGCCACCAAAAGGAGCAATCTGTGATAATGTTGTATACGCACCAATACCTTGCAAGAATGGATTCGCACCAGGTGATGTAGCCTGTTGAAATGTTGAAGGTATAGATGCACTTGGCATACCTTGTAATAAGTTCTGTCCGAGTTGCAACCTTGTAAATGGTTCTTGTGCTTGTTGTAATAAATTTTGTCTTTGTGCATCAAGTTGTGCTTGTTGTTGTCCTTGTCTTAGTGCACCAAGTTGAGTTAATTGTGATATGTCAGCCTGACCTAATGCCTGTTGTAATCTGCCTAAATCACCCGTAGTGCCAGCTAATGTGCCAAAAGCTTGTCCAAGACCACCTGACAAACGACCAGCATTTTGTGCAGCTTGTAACGCAGTCGAAAATCCTGATGCCAATAATCTTGATAAAGTGTCACCCTTAACTTGTTGTAAGCCTCTTTCTGTTTCAGCTCTCTGCACACCCTCTCTTGATCCACCAAAAGCTCCAGACCTAACTGCTGCAGCATCAGCTTGAGCTCTCCTTAAATCAGCTTGTCTATTAAGCTGATCCATAGTCGCATCAATAACTTGTTGTTGAAAAGGATTTTGAAACTGTTGTATAGCTTCTGGTTGTAAAAATTGCAATCCTGAAGTTAGAGCTTGTTGTCCAGCAAGAGATTGACCAGCAGCACCCTCAATAAAAGGTCTAAACGAACCAGCAAGATTTTGACCAAGTGTGATAGCTTGCTGTCTTAATGGATCCATTCCAGCGATTTGGAATTGTGGTAAATTTAATGGACTATCTAACAAGCCAGGTGTGGTCTGTGTTTCACCATCAAACGTACCAAACCCTGTTTGTAACAATCTTTTTTGTAAACCTTCTAAAAACGGAGGTAATCTTTGGATATTTTCAACTGTTTGTGTTGCCATTACGCCCTCGACTCTAATTGATCCATCATGTTATAAGCTCTTTGTATGCCTTTTCTTGAGTTGCCATCACCTAACCCTTTTACAGCATCTTTTGTTAATACAAACTCACCAGCCATAAGCATAGCTGGAACATCATCTTTTGTACCAGAACCTTCAGATGGATCTATGCCACCTGTACGCCTTGGAAATCCCATTTCTCCACCTTCTCTGGCAAAAGTTATTCCACCAAGCTTACCACCAGGTCCTCCAGCACCAAAAGGTCTTTGTTCAAATTCTCTTTTTTGCTCTTCATCATCATCTCCAGCAACCAGTTGTGCTATCAATCCAGCAGTCAAACCTTCTCCCAAAGGTGTATTAAGTAATCTTGCTAGTAAATTATCTCCACCGACTCCAGCAGATTTCAGTAGCTCTGCACTAAATGTTTTTGGCTTAAATGTCTCTGCAATGCCTTTTGTAGCAGCTTCTGTAGGAATTGTTGATGAACCTGCTCCAATAGTTTGATCACTTCTTGTCATTGCAACAGGTAATTTTTCTCCTCCACCTCCAGCTCCACGAACAATTGTTCCCTCTGCACCTTTTGTTGCAGTTTGCTCTGCTCCACTAAAACGATCAAAAGCAGCACCACCAACTCCTGCAATTAAAGCATTTCTAAGTGCATCTTTGGTTTTGCCACCTAATAATTTGGAAGTTAAGCCACCTGTAATAGCTCTACTTATGAATGGATTTACTGCTGTGCCAGCCACGGCAGGTCCTAAAAAGCTACCAACTAGCACAGGTGCTATGTCTTTTAATAATTTACCTAGGCTCATGGGTTTATATTACCTTACTTTTCATAATACGTCTATGTCTTTACCTTAATTGTGCCGTTATCATTAAATAAAGCACCTACCTCTAATCCTGTATCACTTGTTGGCAAGTCAGTCAAAGTAATCTTAGTGCCTCGAAGTTCACCAGGATTTTGTAATTGAGTTACCAATTGACTCAAGCTTCTAACCATTTCATTGAAATATTGCACATCATATTCATCTGGTGGTAACGAAAAATTTGGTGGTACTAATTGTCTGCTCATCTATCTCCATCCGCTCTTAAATCTACCCTTGGTGTTCCTAGTCTCCAGTTAACACCTTGTGTCGTGCTTTCTACTCTAAGACCAAATGATCTGCCACGCAATCTTAAATGATTTAATTCTGTGCTAGAGTTTACAGTATTTGTAGATGTTTTAACAAAGCCACCATTTGGACTGCGTTGTGCCTTTAAAGAAAACACGGCTTGTTTATTGTCATTACTTAAACCAGTATCACTTTTCTCAAAACTAACATCAGGTATCATACGTCTAATAAACACAAATTGATCTCCATCTTGCACATCTATTGGACTAGACTCAATAAAGGATGTAAATGCAGTTCCATCATTATCATTACCTTTTTCATGGTTGTAAACAAGATTAGAATCTGTAGCCATAGGATATTGATACACTCCTCGATCTACCCAAGATGTTCTTGATAAAGAACCAACATACCATATTTTTTGATCATAGTTATAAACTACATATTTGTCATTTTCATCTGTGCCACCATTAGCACCAGAATTAGTTTCTGATGGATAAAACCAAAACACCTCTCCAAAAGCTGAATTCACCCCAGCATAAACTTTATCGGACTGTGTTTCGTTAAAATCTTGAAAAACATGATCTCTTACAGAACAAGGTATAACTTGGACACGACCATCGTAAATATAAAATCTATCATATCCCATCCAGAATACTGCATCACCAACTGCGACTGCTGTATTAAACCCTCTGACAGTTATGTTGCTTGCAAGCTGATTAATACCAAAAGTAAAAGGAGGACCAATAAATTGCATACTATGCACTGACGTATCTGTAAGAACAATCATTTCTCTTCTTGTTTTAACAGCAGTAACTATTTCAGATCCAGTTCCAATTCTCAGATCACCAGCAGTATTTGTCGCAGATGGTGTCCAAAGAAAAGGATTTTCTTGTGAACTAAATCTAACTAACAATCTGTCTTGTATTGCAGAAGTTATTGGATTTGCACCAAAACAAATAACATGACGATCTCTTTCAGATACAATGACTTTTCTTGATTTTGTAGGTGCAGCATCCGATAGCTCTATAAAATTTTTTGCTCTAGTTGAAACACCTAATGTTTTGTCCCAATAAAATAGAAAACCATCTTTTTGATTAAAAATTAAATCTTCACCAAAATTATCTTGTGACCATAATCGCAAAGAGCCACCACCAGCCGTTTCCGTAGAGGCAGAACCCCAACCATCTGCACCCCAAGTTCCAGCTCCCCAACCATCACCTGGCACTACAGTGTTTATACCAATGTTAATTTGATACTCTGCATCTGCTGATCCGCCACTAGACAAAGCCGCAGAAGCATTTGCACTTAAAGTTATAACATAGCTATTTGCATCGGTAATTGATGTGATAGAAAACTCATTATTAAGTTGTGTATTTAAGGATGAATTACCTGTGGCTGCATTACTAAAAGTTACAAAATCTCCTGCTATTGCACCATGAGAGGTATCATTTACAGTGACGCTAGTGCTATCGGTGGCAGATGTAAATGTTATTGCCATTTTATCCTACAGTTATAGTTTCATTTTTTGTGTCTTCAACTGTTACAGTTCCGACTTGACCCGTTGCAAATATATTTGCACTGACAGGTCTTTGTACAGTTTCGACAGTTACAGTTCCAACCTGACCAGTTCCTATTGAAAGAACGCCAGAGTCTGGGTTTCTTGCTAAGACCTCTGCTACAGAACCAGGCACAGCAGTTACAGTTCCGACTTGTACAGTTCCAGCACTACCAGATGGTGTTGCTGTTACTGCAAGACCACTTAAATCAAATATTGTAACGCCATTTACAACCTTACGTCTTAGTGGTGTTATGTCATTATAACCTTGAGACTCTTCGATATAAAATTTTAACTCAGTACCTATGCCCAAATATTTATTGCCTTCTAAATTTGCCCAAGCATGGAGTGATCTTGACGAACCTAAAAAAGTAACAATAGAATATTTTTCCCAACCACCTAGTTTTTCTGGATAACCAAAACGAAAACGAATTAAATCACAATCGTTCCAACCACCTTTGTTAGAATAAGATGTTGTCTCTTTATTTATTCCTGGTCTGAACTTTAAAGACGTTATTGGCACGATTAAATCTCATCTGGAAAATCAAATATTGGTGCATTAGCTATATACTTGCCATCGCTATCTACTTTTGCATTAAATAATTCTATTAATTCTGATACTTTAGTACAATCGTTGATTTTTGTTTCTATTGTGTTACACGCAGTTCTTATACTATCTCTGTAACTAGTTATATCAGAAGGTATTGCTGTGCCTTTTTCGGATTTACGAGTAACCATCCAATCAGTTTTAGCTAACATAATATTAGCAGTCTCTTTTGTTTGTGCAATCCAGTGAGATTTCAATCCAGTGTAGACTAATTGTTTATCTGTCCGTGGGTCTATAATCTCTTTTCCATCACTATCTACAGCAGGAGTATCATCTAAGCTTTTTTCAATAAGAGTTCCGTCTGTTTTTCTTCCTGAATAAAATCTAGTATCTACTGGTTTTTCTGAAGCAGGTGGATCTTCCCACGTTAAACCAAAAGATTTTAACTCACTGTCAGAAAATCTTGTCCAAACAGAAGGGTATTTAGTGCCGTCAACACCTACCCATGCTTGACCCTCTTTTAAGTATGTTCCGTCTGATTTTTTCCAAGGCATTGTTTTCTCCTATTTCGCATTACAAAATTTAAAAGGCTGATCTCCAAAAGCCATATAAAAATATGTTGAATTAGATGTGTTATTGTTTGAATCTGTGCCTCTAGGCTTGAACCCATTGCAAAAAAAGTCAAATGATAAGGTCGTATCATTTCCCTGATTGTAGGCTTCATTTGCAAATATGTATTGACCACCTTGACCATTATATTGTCTTTCCTTATCAAATATCATCCAATGACCAGTGGAGTTTGTTCTTTTTACCATTATGAAATTTGGCCTGAAACCTGTAAAGATAAAGGAACCATCAGCATTACCATTGCCTGTGTATGTGTCCATTTGTGAATATCCTGGCACACTGTGCATTACATAGGCTACCATTTTATCTCCATTACCATTCCAAGCGACATGAGCATTATTAAAAACAATATTATCAGTGGTTTGTGTGCCCATATAGTAAGTAAAATCTCCGTAATCTCCTGCATCTGCATTAAAATTCATTCTATATTTAGCTGTTAAATTTATGTTTACCACTGAGCCTTGTGCTGAATCTCTATTTTTAATGATAATCAACTCTGGCAATACACCTAATCCATGACCTACCGAAGCACCATTTGTTTGATTACCAGTCCAAGTCACAATTGAAATACCTGCTTTTGTGTTCACTTGTGTTGTACTTGTTATGCTTCCATTTCCATTACTACTCGTTACACCACCTGCAACCTTCCAACTCCAAGCCACATGAGTTACACCATCCGCATTACCAGAAGTGTTATTGTTTACTGTAAACCCATCACTATCAAAAGAAGATAAATAAGCACCACCTGTGTTTGCTGCATCGGTTTTATCAGTATACCAAACTTCTTCAGCACCACTAAGCACTCTTGATGAATCATGCAACCCATGACTTGTTGTACTTAGTGCCTTAAGCCATACCCAATCTGGCTGAAAGCCAACACCCGTTATCGCATTACTACTCGTACCATCGCCTGAGTAAAGAACTGTGCTAAAATTCTCATTAGCAGACCCTGCACTGGAAAGAGGTCCTATGTCTAACTCTGGAATATTGCTTGAGCATAAACATTTTGCTCCACTCGGCACGGATTGAGTAAATAAACCTAGTCCATTTGCATCTGTATTCGTACCAGCAGTTTCCTCACCATTGAATGTTGGATTTTGTCCAAAATTAATATCTAATGTTCTAGTTGTACCACCACTTCCATCTCCTGCTATAGGAATAAAATCATATCCAGAATCTAAATCAACATTACCAACAGCAGTTCCACCTACATAAAATGCTAAATTAGGAGGACTTGCATCAGTATCTAGTAAAACACCATATACTTCAGCATAACTTGCAGAACCACTTAATGACACTACAGAACTACCGTTGTGTACTATATTATGGTTATATGCACCCCAATTATTTTCTCCATAATAATAATCTGTAGTTCCTGTAGATGTACTTGTGCTTGTAACTGATTCATACGCACCATTTTGCGTGGCTCCACTGTTAACTCTAGCAACTCCCATTCCAGCAGCATTACCACTCACTCTATATTCCCACCACCATTTTCCAGTGTTTTGTTTAATTACAAATGATGCAGCTACAAAAGAACGACCTGCTGTGCTTGTGACTATTTTTGTATTACCTTGACTAAGTGTATTTGCAGTCACATCTCTCCACGCAGGATTAAGAGTGCAAAAATTTAATTCTGGACAATCAGGTATTGCACAATCATCTGCTGTAAAACCACTTGATGTAAAGTGAAAACCATTACCACTTGTATCAGCACCTACTGTGCTTGATGAACCTGATCCAACGCCATTTTCTTTAAATTGTAATCGCCAACCTTTAGTGCCAAAAGTTAAAGATGATGTGTCTTTTGGTATGAATATACCATTTTTCGTTTCTCCAAAACTTGTTGGGTCTAATTGTTGACCATCAATTAAATTCCAATCTGCAAAATATCCATCAAAATCTAAGTAACGACTACCACTATCATCCCATGTGCCAATTCTTTCTTGTTGATTATTAAATTTTAAACTATCGTTTTGATTTGGATATTGTTCTGTATCAAATGTAGTTTCTTGAACTCCGTTAACATAAAACTTAATTCTATTACTAGCCGTAGATTGTGTCGTATCTACTGCATAACATATATGATACCATCCACTTGGATCAGAAAAATGCCTTGCACTTAATAATGACCAATCATAACTGTTATTTGTTTGATGAGAAAAATTTAATCTTTGATGAGTAAAGATAATTTGAGCTCCACCTTGCGAAGCACCACCTCCACTAAAACCAGAACAATATATGGTGCCATCTGGATCACCATCTGTGTCTATTGTGCCAAGTTTCATCCACCAAGATAAAGTAAACTTTTGTCTGTCCCCATTAGCACCTTTATCTACATAAAGATAATTATCACTTGCATTATCCCATCTTGCAGAAGTGGATATAGCTCCATTATAAAAACCTGTGCTTACTTCACCAGAACCCTCTGATCGTAAAAGTGTCATGTTATGTTAAAGCTCCTGATACAGACATTATTATTTTATCATTGTTTGCTGAATTACTTAAAGTAGCATTAGGTTGATCCACAGTGCAAAAATAAGAAAGCATATACTTTCCTGCTGTTGCTATAGCTGTAAGTTGATCAGCATTAATTAATATAGGAGAGTCAACAGTCAGTGTATGTCCTCCAGAGTTATCTAAAAAGATAGTCCCAGATTGACCTGCCTTGAAATTATCTAACTCAATCTCATCGTTACCACTTGGCGTATAATTGAAATGATTACTTACTGATAAGTCCATCTGACCATTCGTGTTTGTTGTAACTGTTCCAGAGGCTCTACCCGTTACAGTTACATCATCTCCTATGGCTAAGTCACCAGAAATATCTGCATCTCCGTTAATATCTATAGTAGTTCCATTTATTTCAACTTCAGAATCTGATACTATATCAAGCACTCCATCTGCTGATTGATGTATAAAAGTACCTGTGTCGCCAAAACATAATTTGTTAGTGCTATTTAAAGTAAGTCCAGTGCCATCTGTATGTGTCAATGTGGTATCTGTGTCCGCACCAAAACCTAATACTGCACTATCAGAGGCTAAAGTTAAATCGTCACCAACTTGTAGATCTGTAGATACATCAACTCTTGTACTAGCATTTAAATCTATTATTGCCTCACCATCTATTCTCAATGTTCCGTCAGATGATTGTTGTACGAAACTTGCAGCATCGCCAAAAGTTAATTTATTTGTACTATTTAGTGTAAGTCCAGTTCCATCAGTATGAGTAAGAGTTGTATCTGTGTCTGCTCCAAAACCAAGAACAGCACTATCTGATTTTAACGTAACATCATCACTTACGATTAGATCATCATCTACAGTAAGATCTACGGCTGCCAAATGTGCAAAAGCATCAACCACTGCTGCACCAGAACCTGCTCCGTCTAAATAAACAACCTTTGCAGTGCCAGGTGCAATTGTCACATTAGCTCCAGATCCTTGTGATATAATAATATTTTGTGAACCACTTGTTCCATTTTCAATAATATGCACTCTACTTAAAGTATTTGGTGCTATCGTGATCGTACAAGCTGAATCTAATGTCCCAGTGTATTTAATAAACATGGCTCTACCTGGATCGGTAGAGGCATCTGCAACAGTTGTTGTATGAGTATCAGCATTTGTTGTTATTGCTTCTGTGCCAAAACCTAATGCTTCACCTATCAATTCTAAATTAGTGTTTGTTTTAGTACCCCAAGTTCCTGACTGTTCGCCAGTATTCATTTCTTCGAGTCTTAAATTATTTACAAATGTACTTGCCATTATGCGACCTCTTGCCAATTAGCTGTTTGATTAGGAACGATCAAACTATAGACCAATTCCTCGCCAGTGCCACCCGTGGCACTAACTCCTGTTAAAGATACCACACATTGTGGTATTGTGACAACACTTGATATTCCACTTTGTGCTGCACCTAATGTAACTGCTATATCTACACTTGATACAACAGTCTCAGAACCTAGTCCAGTTGTACCTACATTACCAGTTACAGGTGCTCCAGTTGTTGTTGCTACATTAGGGATACCAAGCGTGTTGGCAAAATATCCCATCAAAGCATGATTATAACATTGATAATGCAATGTCGGTGCTCCGTCTGGAACAGTTATTTCTACATATCTGGTTGTGCCTGCATTAAATGTAGACGTATCAACATAAGATGATTGAGAAACAGAAGAACCATCTATATTGTAACTTACACCACTTGTGTATGTTGTATTTTTGTCTTTATCCTCATAAAGATTAATTGGATGACCATCATTACTACTATCACTTTGATCAAATCTATATGTATTGCCTTCATACATAGTTAAAGTAACATCACTGGTAGCAGTCGATCCACCAATAGCGTACTTATTTGTTGATCCTTGATTGTAATATGGGTGATTTGAAGGATTACCAGAAACAACAGTAACAGTAAATGTGACTGTACTAGCTCCAGTTTGACTTATAGCAGTAGTTGCAGAAACACCCGTAGTATTTACAAAAATACCAGGCAGTCCTAATGGAGTCCCTAACCCAGTTGTGCCTTGAACACCAGTAACAACAACGTCAATTTCCTCATTCCAAGGACCTTGACCCCATGTGCCTCTACCCCAACCTTGTAAGGTAGTGTTTGACAATTTATGCTATCCTTATGATCGCATTACTTGCATCAGCCGTTGGAAACTGAATTGTAAATGTTCCAGATGTTGATGTTTTGTTAGATGTAAAATCTAAAACACAAACTGCATTATTACCAGATGCAGTGTCGTTATAAATTAATGCACCCATTGCAGTGATAGTAGCAGTTGTAAAACTTAAATCTGCAAAATCTGTAAATGCAGTTGTTCCAGATGCAGTTGGAGCAACTTTTGTTAAAGTACCTCCACCAGATGTGTAAGAACCACTGTTTGCTACCTCTCCAGTTGTTGTGAACGCAGTTGTAGTTGCACCTAATGTTGCAGTTGTTGATGATTTTCCACCACCACCTTCTGCGTATAATGCAAGTTTAAATGTGTTACCATTTGTGGCAAAATTATGTACTGCGTTCAATAAATCTGTTTTGAAAGAAGTACACATTGCTTGTGCTATAGCCATATTAGAGTCTCCTTATATATTCAGCCGTTTCCTTTTGACCACTTGATCTTAGGACTTGGATAATATTAGCACGTTCCTCTCTTCTTGCCAATAGTAGATAATGATACAAAATTCCTTTCAGTTGTTCTTTAAATAATTTTGCTTGTTGTCTTACATGAGCAGGCGCTTGATCTGATATGCTTGCAATTTTATCTACAGCAAGATCAGCTATTTGTTCGTTTGTTAAACCACCTTGATCTGATGTTTTTATATTGACGTTACCTACTTCTGTTAAGTTTATATTAAACATTTTCTTTCTCCTCATAGCTTATGCCAGGTATATCCTTCCTACCAATTAAATTTTTTTTAAAGTCTATAGGATTTGGTGGCTCAAGTTTAGATTTTTTTGTAATTAACATATTGCCTTGTGTAGTTGTAGAAACAAGTGGATCATCTAATCGATGATAACCATATAACTTTTCATCATCTGGAACATTCATATCTAAAAGCGAAGAACTATTCGCAATGTGTATTTTAATTTTTTTTGATATGGCTATAGCTAACCAAAATTCACAACAAGCTCTACCAGCTTCTGCAAAAGCAACATCTTTATGTGTAAAGTCAATACCGAACAAATGTAAATTAGTTGTATCTTGTGCTATGGCATATGCTATTGCATATGAAACAGTGTTATTAAAATAAGCATAACCAGTTTTTTGTATTACATCTTGTAATGGAAATTCTATTACATCTGGACATCTATCGTCTAAAGCACAAGAATAAATGGGTATATTCATTTTTTTTGTTAATCTGTCTTGCATTATATTTGTTTGTTTACCAGCATTAGGTGTGTCGAGAAACCTTGAAGGTGGATCCATCATAAAACATTTGTCATGATAAATTACACCTGACATAGAGTTTATTGTCCAAACCTCGTCAAACTTTTCACTTCTAATTCGTGCTAGAATATATTCATTAAAGCTATTGCCTAAAGCTACAATAGCTACACTCTTATCTTTTTTCTTCATTTTGCTACCTTTTTATTGTTTTGGGATTCGGACTAAACCCTCCCTGTAAGCATCGGTATTTTCTTGTGCTTCACCATAAACTTTTAGTCTACTCATAGCCTCTGTAAAACGTGCAGTGTAAAGTTGAATTAAATCATTTTCACCTTTCATAAAAGTATATGCTTCAACTAAGCAAGCATATAATAAAGCATCTGGTGCGTTTGTACTTATCCATGTTGTACCAGAGTTATCGGTTGTCAAAGAGGCAGGTCTATAATAGTAATGCAATTCAACTGAATAACTTGTATCAGGAGTTGGAGCAACAATAAATGTATCCACATCAAAAGAAGAGTAAAACCTTGGACTACCTGTTGTGCTTGGATTAGGTGTAAATTCTTGAATGTAATTAACATCTTTCTGTAACAAAAAAACATTTTGACTACTTGAATTTACATAAGATAAAGAAAATGTTGCTAGATAATCTGATGGCTTTTCTAAAAATTTATTTCCACTTGTCATAGATCCTGTAACATTTTTTCGAAAATAATCTAAATCAACAACTTTAAATATTCTTTCTTCTGCATTTTTTATGAAAAATGGTATCTCTGCTACGAATGTTGACTCATCATTTTGTGTCCACTCTTGAATAGATGAAGTTAATGTTGTAAGCGTAAAACTCATGACGTGCTCACTGTTACTGTGCCAACACTTGCTGTGGCACTAAATGATGTTAATAAACTGCCTATATTACCTAACCCAGTGTTTGTATAAACTATAAATTTTTTATTATCATCTTTAACATCTGGTCTTGCATCTCGTATAGCCTCTAAATCTGTTCTAATCCTAGGAGGAGTAAGTTGTGGATGTTTTTCTTCATATTCATCATAACCAACAATAGAACCATTCCATTCTTTTCTCATATCTTTTATCCTGTATCTAAATCCAGATCTATCAGATATTCTATAAGCATATTTACCTTTAGCGAAAGCCATTATCCAACCTTATAATATGAAAGTTGTGGGTTTACTTTAAATGCAGATCTATCTCTATCTTCTGCCATAGCTCTTTCAAACTCTTCTTCATAGACTGTTTTCAGTAGTTGTATTCTATCAGGTGCTCTTTTCATTGCTATGTAATAAGCTAATCCAGCAGTTAAACATGGAAAAAATCTAAATGGTATTTCTAATGTATTTACTTGTGTATCAGCATCTTGCATTCTTGTTAGTGCATCATAAACTAATACATCTGTGCTATTTTCTGGTGCAGGGTATATTTTTAGATTTGGTGTTATCTGTCTATCCAAAAAATATTGAGTCGGTCTTCCAGTGGTTGATTTTGTAGGTATATTTATATAAGTATCTCTACTTATTCTACTCATACTAAAATCAGTCGTTCCACGTTTTACAACAACAGATAAAACATCGATAATGTCTGTGCCTAAACTATACTCTGTGCTATCGGCTGTAAGTGATTGTGTTCTTTGTTCAATAGTCCACTGATTCAAGCCACGATTTGCCCATTCTGCCAGCATGATATTCATAGAACGTCTAGCTGTTTGCAAATCGTAGCCTGTCCTAGCTTCTAAGCCACATCTTTCGAAAGCTTCTTCAATGTATTCTGCAACATCCAACTCAAAATTTGTAGAACTAGATGTTGCCATTAGGCTTTACCACCTTTTTTCATCTTCTTCATAGCCATTCCACCTCCACGCATTTTTTTAGCCATACCTCCACCACGCATTTTTTTTGGTTTCATAGCCATGCCGCCACCTCTCATTTTTTTAACTTTGCCACCATCCATCATTTTTTTAGCAGCATTTTTTAATTGATCGCCCATAGCCATCATTTTTTTAGGACTCATTGCCATACTTCACTCCTTTTAAGATTATTATAGTATTGTTGCCTTTGCTCATAAATATCTTC